AAAGTTTAAAGATAACGTATTTTAGACTTGCTTTTATTGTGTATGGATGATAGAATAATAGCGAGTCAGTCAATATTTTTATAGGAGATTTTAAAATGGTCGATAAACTCAAGACTTTAGTTAAGTCGAGACGATTCTGGACGGCAGTTGGTGCAATTGTCGTTGTAGTTCTTAACGATGTGTTAGGGCTTCCAGAAGGTACCGCAAATACCATTGTTGCAATGGGTGTAGCATGGATTGTTGGTGATTCTCTTCGCGCGACGGAATAGTGCATTTAAGAGATTAAATTATAATGAATCCGGCGCACGATGCGTCGGGTTCTTTTTTATATAGGAAAAGTTATGAATATTGATTTTATTGCTGCGGCAGAGTCACATTACAAAGCCAAGATGGACGAGTCAGCGCTAACCATGAGGATCTACATGAATTCTTCCGTTGGTGTAGGAGACCACCCCAATGTTTTTGAAGAGTTTAGAAAATCACTAGAAGCTTTTAAAGATTCTCGTGAAAATTTTCAAGTAGTGCAAGAACTAAAAGCTCAGTACATAAAGTCACAAGAAGGTACTGAAGAAACAGAAACAGATGAAGATTAAGATAACCCTACTGCCTGTGGCATTTAATAATAAGTTCAACTCTTTTGACAAGAAGAGAAATATATTGTTAACAGATGGAGATAAACCCATCTCAAGATATATGTATTCAGAATCGGTTGAAGAATGCATCAAAAGGCTGTGCGAAAAGTATCTATTTCACTCTGATAGCTGGTTAGACATAGCTTTAGTTGATTTTAGAAGAGCTTCTGATGAAGAGTGCGAAGCGGTGTATCTCACACAGTTCCCATATGTAGAGGGATTTTACAAATCCGGAACCATTGATATGTTATCTTCAAAAGAAACCCTTGAAAAGTTAGGAGAATATTACATTGGAATACTATCAACACACACAACCAGAAGATTCGCTCCATGAGTCATGTTATTTTCATTGTTACGTTGACAAAGAGACAGGTAGTGTCCTATTTAAGTGCGGGTGGGGAGACTCTAGTTCAGATTTAGAGAATTTTGCCTTTATGATGTCACAGATAAATTCAGGCGAATACGAAGATAGTATACTGGAAAAATTGAGTCAGCAGGGAACAAATATAGATAAGGAAGATTTAGCGATTTTTATGACGCTATATCAGGATCTTATGCAAAAACCAGAAAAGTCAGAATTAGTCATCAGACCAACAGAGGTGAATTTCAAATAGTGTGTATAATATGCTATGCTGAGTACAAAACATTAACGGGAGGCAGTTATGAGTGAGCCTAAGAGAATAGTTTGGCAGAGCTGGAATGCACTTACGGAAGAGTTTTATGAAAATGATTCAGGGTTATCGGCTTTAGAAGATATACTATTAGCTAACGCCCACCCAGAAGAAATGGGTGAATCTCCAGTGAAATTTTTTGATCCCGGCCCAAGCGTGATCCATACACCATACGGAGCATTTTCGGTAGATTCATGCCTAAAACCCTCTAACAGATGGGACTGTTGGTTTGGATATACTAACTTTGACATAACATTTGCTATACTAGAGGAGTTAGAAAATATAGAGGGTGTAGAGTCAGTAAAAGTCATGGGAAGATATACATTTTTTATAGGAATAGGGAAACTTTTCGGTTCTACTGAGGTTAAACTAAATATAGAGAATGTTTTAACCGATACTAAACATATCAGCAACATGGCGTCAGTAACACCTGACCTTAAAGAAGCCATAGACTCGGTGAAGTTACAGGTAGATAATAAGCAATTTTGGTCTATCTTTGTTTCATCTATGGGAGAAATTGATTATATCATGGCAGATTCGTTAACCGATTCGTATCTGAGTGATTTAGATAAGTTTGAAAATTTACGTCAAAAAATTGGTGGTATTATTATTAGGAGTTCTAATGAACAGAAGTATTGATGAAGCTGTTAAGTGTATTGATTATAAAAAAATTATGGATAAAGTTTGCTCGAAATATAATAGGTTTGTCGATCCCGACGACCTATCATCTATGAGGCTTGTAACGCTGTGGGAATGTCTTAAAAAATTTGACCCAGAGAGAAAAGTGAAGTTCACCTCATATTTATATCAACAGCTAACCTTTGCTATAAAAAACCATTTGAAGAAGAAAAAACGAGAGTTTACAAATATACCATTTGATATTTGTGGGCCAGAACAAGAAAATATAAACGTCGTACTTATGGATTTCCCCGAAGAATATTGCACCTTATTGGAGCAGAAACACATCTCTCGAATGACAATGAATGAGATAGGAAAAGAAAATGGCTACAGTAGGGAGACCGCTAGACGACGTGTCAACAAAGCTGGAAGGCACTATAAGAGCTTAAATGAGAACAGAATTACTGTGCGATGAGTCTAAGTATCCAGATATATTGGCGTGCATATTTGAAGCCAGCACGAATAATGTTGACCAAATATGTACGCCTTCTGGGCTTATACAGCGCATAGGAGAAGAATTCATACGCGATCATTGCGATTTCTCTGCTATAATTGACTTTCCCTACGGTATATCTGAGACAAAGATAAGAGTCCATGAGATTCTCTTATGTCAAAGCAGGGGTGTTAAATCCATAGACCTAGTTATCAATAGGTATGACACAGAAGGTGGAAATCTTCATCCTATAAGAAAAGACTTCAAGATATGTTATGAAGTATGCAAATCTAGGGGCCTCAGAATACGTCCAGTAGTAGAATACAGGCTTGCCGATAACGAATTCTTGCCACAGCTATGCTATTCGCTACGAGAAAACGGGGCAGACGAAATTATACTAGGGACAGGCTCTGTGGTTGATGATCTTCTTGATAATATAATCTGCTCAAGGCTGATAGAAGAAAACTTAGATATTAATGTTATTAGCTGCTTTCCCGTGCTATCCCAAGAGCATTATGATATGTTTAATGACTCAAAAATTCATGGAATAAGGATAAAATCTTATAAAATATTGGATAATTTGTGTAATATAGGATAGGAACCGGACTCTTTATGGATAATCATTGGATTATAAAATTTTACATTTATTCATAGGAGTCATATATCATGGCAGTTCCAAGTTCAAATTCTCATTTGAAGAATACTACAGGCGGCGCCTTCGTGTCGCAATCTCAGGGCGGAACCATTATCAACAATGATAATACTGGTGACGTTATTACAAAAGCTTTTCAACTTAACGATGCGGTCGCAGACACAACCGATTCTAGCGTGTTACCAAGCGAGGGGGCTACCGGCATTTATAATGTACACAAGCCCCTTACTGGCGGTACATTTGCTTACTCTGCCGCAGGTAAATATGTTATCTCTAGATCTTCTGATACCCTCTCTGGTGTCTCTAAGACCAATCTTCTCTTTATGGGTGCTGGCGATATGAGAAATTCTATTGCTCAGTTCCAAGGTGATTTTGGTGCTAAACTCTTAACTGCTTGGAGACAAAACCAATTTAGCTGGTTGCATAGACTCGATAGTGGAGCATCTATTACGAACATGCGTACTAACTGGCTTAACGCTGGTGGTACTGCTGCTGCCTCAGTTCCAAAGCTTAATGGCACTTATATGTGGAGCGAATCCGCTGATGCTGCCGCCAAGTTTTCTGATAACGCTGCTAACCCAACTCGCGCTATTCCGGGTGAATTGGTTATGAAGGTTGATTTTGTCAACATTGACATTACTGGAACCGGCGATAATCTTCCCGGCGACTTCTTTGACTATGCACCAATTACTGGTATGTAATCACGAAAATCACGAAAAGGGGGGAGTAACCCTCCCCTCTTTTTTCTTTTTTCTTTACTACGAAAGGAATATCCACTATGGAATGGGCAGACATCAATGATATAGCACAAATAATAGGCTTGATAGCATTGCCCATTATAGGGTGGGTTTTTCACACTGTGATAAAACATGGGAGTAAACTTATTATGTTAGAAGAAAAAGTTAACGATTCAATTACAAGAAGATTGGATTCTTTGGAGAATAAGGTTGACGGAATAGAGATAAAGATTGATAATAAGATAGATAAACTAGAAGACTCGCTTCATCAAACCCAGCTATCGCTGACTGAAAAAATACTAGAAGCGATTCATGGAAAAAATAATCAAGGAGACTAAAATGTTAGATAAAGAAGTAATCCAAGATATGTTAGAAAAGGTAGTTCGTGGCCGTCAGTCTCACGAAAAACTTGTTGAGGTTTTTGTCTCAATGGCAGCAGAGCTTGGGGTAGAACAAAAGGCTCCAGAGCCAGAACCAACTCCAGAACCGGCTCCAGAACCAACTCCAGAACCGGCTCCAGAGGATGACGAAAATAAGAGCGGCTTTTTCGGAGCTTAATCTTATGCAAAACCTTTTTAGGCTTGCAAATACCAACAACGATACTTATAATAAAATGTTCGGGGATTACTAAAGTCTAGCTTCATTACGAAGCAGATTAGCAACCTTCACTCCGACCCGCCGGAAGGCGCAGAGAGCATCAAGAGCTACTTGCTCTGTTCTCTGTTTTTATAAGTGTCGTTTTTTTTATACCCTTAGGTTCTTTGGCCACAGTGAGATTATGACGAATAATATTAAAATTAAGAAACGGAATGGAAGACTAGAAGACGTTTGCATTGATAAAATTAATAAGTGTGTTGAGAGAGCTTGTGGCTCGCTAGATGATGTTTCTGTTAGTGAAGTAGTTTTAGATGCTAGCTTACAACTCTATAACAAAATACCGACTACAGAGATTAACCAAGCTCTTATTTTGTCGGCAAGGGCTAAAATAGAGAAGGAACCAAACTATGCATATGTAGCAGCCAGAATGCTACTGAACAATCTCTACAAAGAAGTTTTTGGAAAAACTGTAGAGAGTGAAACATTTATAGACCAATACAAAAAATCATTTATTAAAAATATTAAAACGATGGTTAAAGAGGAGCGTCTCAGTGAAGCTCTTTTATTGTATGATTTAGATGCCTTAGCGGAAAAGCTAGAGCAGCCCAGAGACGGGTCTTTTAAGTATCTCGGCATTCAAACACTCTACGACAGATACTTTATTCATATCGACGGAAGTAGAATGGAAACCCCTCAGGCTTTCTACATGAGGGTGGCTATGGGTCTATGTGTTGGAGAAGACGACAAAGAAAAAAGAGCGATAGAAATGTATGACATGATGTCAGAGTTTCGTTATTCTCCTTCCACACCAACGCTGTTTAATAGTGGCACAAACAGGTCTCAGCTATCTTCTTGCTACTTGAGTACTGTTGATGATTCTATTGATGGCATTTTTGGTACAATACATAATCAGGCTAGACTGTCAAAGTACGCCGGTGGTCTTGGGGTAGACTGGTCTTCTGTTCGAGCTACGGGAGGTTATATCAAAGGGACAAACGGTAACTCTTCTGGCCTTGTTCCGTGGCTCAAGATATTTAATGACACCCTTGTAGCCGTCAATCAGGGGGGAAAAAGAAAGGGTGCTGGTTGCTCATATCTAGAGCCGTGGCACCTAGACGTTGACGACTTCCTAGAGTTGAGAAAAAACACGGGCGACGATAGACGCAGGTGTCATGACATGAACACAGCTTTATGGGTATGCGATGAATTCATGGTTGCGGTTTCTAAAAAAAGAGACTGGTATCTATTCGATCCTTTGGAGTGTCCAGACCTGCATGAGACTTATGGTAAGGAGTTCACTAAGGTCTATAAAAAATATATAAAGATGGCCAACGATGGAGATATTAAAAACTTTAAAGTTGTAGATGCTAAAGAACTCTGGAAAAAGATCCTCACAGCTCTATATGAGACTGGACACCCTTGGATCACCTTTAAAGACTCTTCAAATATTAGATATAGCAATAAACATAAAGGCATCATCCATAGCAGTAACCTGTGTACAGAAATCTTCCTGCACACCAAACCCACAGAATATTACGAAGGAAGTGTCGTTGAGGTTGGTGAAACTGCCGTGTGCAATCTAGCAAGTATCAATCTCGCCACCCACCTAAGAGTAAGAACTATTGACTGGAAAAAACTCCAGCAAACAGTAGAAACGGCAATTAGGGGTCTTGATAATGTTATAAACCTCAATTTCTATCCGACAAAAGAAGCCGAGAAATCAAATCTTTTGCACAGACCTGTAGGCTTAGGGATAATGGGAACCCATGACGTTCTGCATAAGTTGGGAATACCCTATAACTCAAAGGATGCCGTGCTTATATGCGGTAAAATACAGGAGTTTATTTCGTTTCACGCCATTAAAACATCTGCTTTACTAGCCAAAGAAAAGGGAAGATACCCCTCTTTTGAGGGTTCCGAATGGGATAACGGCAATTTCCCTATAGATACGTATTGCGATCTAATGAACCAGAGAGAGAAGCATAGCCCAGAAAATGTGTATAAAAGAGAGGACTTTGAGACGATTGAGGAATGGCACGAGGTTAGACTCTTGGTCTCTGAATACGGGATGAGGAATAGTAATGTGATGGCGATTGCTCCCACAGCAACCATCTCTTACATACAAGGATGTTCTCAATCAATAGAGCCAGATTATTCTGTTCTCTATGTGTATTCTACCCTTAGCGGTGAGTTCACTATGGTTAACGAGCATTTTGTTGCGATGGCCAAGAGAAAGGGGATTTGGTGTCAGGAACTAATAGATGCCCTCAAGATAGCAGATGGAGATGTTATGCTGTTAGACATAGATGAAGACATTCAAAGGGAGTTCAAAACTGCTTTTGATATTAATTACGACATCTTAATCGAAGCTGCCGCAGAAAGACAAAAATGGATAGACATGGGTCAATCTCTCAACCTGTATAACAAGTTCGAGAGTTTGAAATATTTGAACGATCTATATTTCAAGGCTTGGGAAAGTGGACTAAAGTCTACATACTACCTAAGGGGAAAGTCAGCGACAAGGATTGAGAAGTCAACTGTAGAAAGCTCCACAGGCCAGCCTGTCTTGGTGGAGGAAACTACCCTAGAAGAAGATACTGTTTCAGGAGAGGATTTAAGTCAGGTCAAGGCTTGTTCAATTACAGACCCAGACTGTGAAAGCTGTCAATGATATTTCAGGAGTTCAGACAGTCACCCACTTCGCCGTTAAAATACATAGTTGAGCTGAGCCCAAAAGAGCTAGAAAAAGTGAAAGACCTAGTGTTTCAAATAATTGAAAGAATAAAAGAAGATGAAAAAAACTAAGGAAATCATATCAGACAAAGTTGCTGTAGTAAACCAGATCCTTCCGCACGTTAACAAGTGGGCTTGGGATTTGTTTATTGATGGAGCGGCCAACAATTGGATGCCTACAGAGATATCTATGGCTAAGGATATAGAGCAGTGGAAATCTAAGCTACTGTCCGAAGACGAGAAGTTAGTCGTCAAAAGATGTCTTGGTTTTTTTGCTGGAAGCGAATCTCTTGTTGCGAATAACCTATTACTGTCTGTATTTAAGTTTGTTACAGACCCAGAGTGCCGCCAGTATATCTTAAGGCAGGCCTACGAAGAGAGCCTACACAACCTAACTGTGGTTTATATTTGTGATTCTTTGAATCTTGATATTAATGAAGTGTATGAGGCATATAATTCAATTCCTAGTATCAAGGCTAAGGATGAATTCCTAATGAACATCACCACTGACATCAACAGGCCTGAATTTAATATTAATACCATAGAAGGCAAAAGAGAATTTTTGCGTAACATGATTACATACTATGTTATATGTGAGGGTATTTTCTTTTTCTCTGGGTTTGCTATGCTCCTTTCCTTCAATAGACAGAATAAACTTCCCGGAGTTGGCGAACAGATACAGTATACACTTAGAGATGAGAGTCTTCATATTGAATTTGGAACCAAGATGATTAA